GAGGCTCGCTCAGTTCTTTGGACAAGCACTCGGAAACGCTACCGCAGGCGGGTACACAGACACGCAAACCGCGTCCACGTCTACCATCCTGAAAGCAACGGACATGTCCAGCTTCACCAAGGGGCAAGGGGTTGTCTGGAATACGACGTCAGCTGGCCCACAAATGGGCTGGCTTTCTGACATTGACACTGGCGCATCCCCAGACGAGGGGACCCTGTCTCAAGAACTAGCGCAAACACCGAGCACAACGAAGATTTTCGGCACTGCTACGGCATACATGACCAGCGGTTATGACTTCGCAATTGGCGGGAAAAACTCCTATACATTGCGATACTCTAGCCACGACACAGATGACCAAATCACAATGACCGGTTGCCGCGTGAGTGGCCTCCGAATCATGTATGAAACCCGGTCCCTCGTCACGTGTGAAATTGACTTCCTTGTGTCCAGTTGGACTGAGGGCTCTGGGTCTGGCGCACAGCCATATTCCTGGGACTACGCTTCGCCCGAGGCCCTTGTCTCTGCTCGCTGTGCCTATGGTGCGGACGTTGGTGTAACAATGAGACTCAGCTCGCTGACTTTTGATGTGGGACTTGAGGTCGTTGAAAACCTGGACCCGAATCAGCCTGGTGGAGTTGGCGGTCAGATGGTCGTTCAGCGCAAACCGACGGTCAGCTTCTCAACTTTCCGACAGGTCAACCAATGGCCTGCGCGGTTTGAAAATCCAGACGCGAATGCAAAGTGGTCTTTCGTTTTCGGATCCGGCGCCGGTCGTATGATGGGTCTTTACATCCCAGCAGCGAGAGTAGCCGAGTTCCCTCAACCGACGGACCAAGATGGCAGAATCGGTGCTGACGTGACATTGTATGCTTGCGAGTATTACGGGGACACCGGGGGAACTCCTGCTGGTCTTCAGAATACTGATTGCAGAATTTCAATTACATAGGAGGAAAGACGCTTGGCCCTTCCAACTTTGACAAGAGTGACGGACACAGTCCGTGTGATTTCAATCCAGGATCCCTCCATTGACCAGGAGGCAACGCCAGAGGATGTTCTTACAGAATACGCCACTGCCGAAAACCTGGACACAAGCAGACTCAAGCTGAGAGACGATGATGTCACCTGGTTTGAATTGCGCCCGTTGAATGAACATGAAGTCACAATGGTTGGAGAATTGGGAAGTGGTTCAAGCGTCGATCTGACTTATCTGACAGCCAGACTTGGACTCGTTACCGTCGAAAATTATGAGGGGTTCGAAGAGCAGCGTGAAACCGTTTCAGGGATCCAAGCACTGACAAAACAGTGCTTGGAGTGGGTTCCCAAGGAGACGATCCAGTGGCTTGCCCTCTGCATTTGGAAAATCAGCAAGCTAGAAGAACGCCAAAAAAAAGTCTCTATCTCCAGGCCACCCAAAGAGGTGAAACGGGCTGGAACGAAAAAGGGCAATTCGACTGCCGAGCATGCGAAAGCGATCCAGGTCTCCGCAAGGAACTAGGATGTGATGAACCAAGAGCCATCGGTCCATGGAAGATCGGGGAGTTTGAATTCGAGCGTTGCCCGATGTGGCACGTCATTCACGAGTCCAATCCTAATTTCAGAAAGACTGTCGTTGAACTGTACCGAGACAGGGAGAAGGGTTGCGCCTACGGATGGCCAGACCTTCACGCTGCATCCGTCGTTGAAGGTGTCCGGTTTCTTGATTACACAATCCAAGACCACGAAGCGAGGAACATAAAGCATGGCAATGAAAGGCGGCGAAGCGAAAATCGTCATCACGATAGACGCTGATAAGGCCCAGCAAATTCTCGGAAAAGTGGATGACCAAGTGAAGGTCATTGACCAAAGCACATCCAAGGGAACTAAGTCACAACAGTCCATGAATGATGCACTGAAGTCAGGCAAGGCTCAGTGGGCACTTTATTCAGCAGGAATCTCAGGCGCTATCTCAATCGCAACGCAACTTGCTGCGGTGGTCGGTCAAATTGGTTCATTCATGAAAGAAGGGGCCAAGGCTGCAGCAATTGAAAAGGGCTTTAGAAAGGCTGTGCCTGCTGCTGATGAATTGTTGGCCAAAATGGAACGCGCAACAGCATTCCAAATGGATGAGACGAGCCTAATGCGGTTCGGCGCGAAAATGAAACGCGCCGGAATGGACATGGATCAGATCGCCGATGTGATGGAACTGGCTGCAAAGGCGGCAAATGCCACAGGTCAGGACCTGCACCAGACGGTAGAGGGCATCGCTACGTCATTCATCAGGATCAATGACAGGGGCTTCAAGGCTGTGGACTTGAACTTGAACCTCCAAAAGCTATTCACCGAACAAGGGCTAGAGCTTGGCAAGTCCACAACCCTTCTGGAAAACAATGAAAAACGGACCAAGATGCTCACTGAGGCTACTAAGGCCCTCGGCGACGCTTATGGTGACATCAACTTGGATGACGATCTGCTGGTCAAGCAGAACCAGTTCATCAAGAAGTGGGATGATTTCGTAAGCAACACTCAGGAAGAAAGCGCAACAATGGCCGGCGAGCTGGTGGCCTACGCAGAAGGAGACAGGGCCGAGAGAAATTTCATTGCCCTGACCAATCCCCTCGTTGAGCTCATCTCACTGTTCGGCGCCCTCAACCACGAGCAAGACCAAAGCACGGAGGCTGAAAATACCCGAGCCCATGAATTCAAAAAAACGAGTGATGTTGTCATCAAGAAGCTAGAAGCAGAAGCGGACATACGCCGCAAACTTGATGAGATCTGGGAGGAAAGCTGGGAGCTGCTAGATGAGACTGAGTACAAGAAAAGGCTAGCCATCGAGGGCACTGCCGCAGCCCTGGACAAGAAGAGAATCAAGACCGTTGAAGACTTACTGGCGGTCAAAGACCAAACTGAACAGACCGGAAGGTCACAAGCGACATTCAAAACCACCATGAAGCTCTACAAAGAGTTCACTAGCGGCGATGAATATGACCTGGTGAAGCACTTTGAAATGGAGGGCTCCGCATGGGAACAGGCACGCAAATTCCTGAAAGAAGCACGAGGCGAGAACCTCAAGTTCATGAAAGACCGCGTTGCCTTCTTAACGCAGCAGGCCAAGATCACGGGGCTGTATCCTGAAGAGATTTCAGAGCTGAAAAAACTGGAATCGTCACTTGCCGCCGCCGGCATAGCCATGCACTCGCTGAACGAAGGAACCGAAGATCAAAACGTACTCGCAAGCGTAGCAGTGATGAGCGCCGAGCGAATGGCGCAAAAGACTTTCGATAACAAGGTGGCGCTGACGAACGCCGCAATAGCAGCGGGTAATTATAGGATAGCCATCGACCACGCCTCCAGTGCAGTCAAGGTCGGCGAACGGGCTGGCGAGGGATACAGGGTCAAAACCAACGAGCAAAGAAATGCTCTGATTGAACTAACAAGGGCCGAGATTAAACACGCCAGCGCAATACTTGAAAAGGTTCAGGCTCAGGCAATTGCTGAGGGCTCAGAAACTGGAATGACCGCAGCATATCTCATCAGCGCAGAGTACAAGGCAACGGTCAAAAAAATTGAAGATTTGGAAAAACTCCAACGAACTCTTCAAGGGAAAGCGGATACAAAGCTGAAGGCCCCGCCATCCCTCAAGCCCAAGGCAATCGGTGCCAGAGATGAAAAGGCCATAAAAGACGCAGAGCAGCGGGAAAAAGACTTTCAATTCTTTAGAGTCTCAAGAGCACTTGAGGCCGAGGCAAAAATGTTTGACGCGACCAGGGACAGGCTTTCACAAGAAAAGCACATGGCCGCCCAGTTCTTCTCATCTCACAACATGAACGCGCAGCGAGCAATCTCACTCGAGGAGGAGCGAGTCTTTTTGATTAGCCAGAAGGCCGCAGCGGAAAGACTCTGGGCCAAGGAGCTGGCAGAGGCAGAGGCTCGTGACCCTGTTGACAAAGCAATCGAGGGTCTGACCAGGCACCAGGAGGTCGTGGATGAGCTGGGGAACGCAATCAAGCAAAAGCAAAGAGAGATCCAGGATGTGCTCAAGCAGATGAATCAATCAATGTTTGACGCACAGATGGAAAGCATTCGCGGCGCCATGTCAATGGCTAGCGACATTGGGTCGCAGTTCGGTGCTTCCATGTTGGAGGCAACCTACGCATTTGAAGCCGCATGGGAGCGGTCAAGACATACCTACCAGGCAATGATTAAAGCAGGCCAAGGTCACAGCAATGCAATGAAAGCGGCGGTGCCTGGGATGATCAGTGGCGCAGGAAAGGTTGCCTCCGCATTTGCTAAATCAGAAGGTGCCAAGGCGAAGATTATGGCTGGGGTTGAAGGCGCGGCGGCATTGGCGGCGTTCGCAATGGCTGCTGCTGGTGGTCCAGCAATGAGTCACATGTGGCAGGCTGGTGTGATGCATACGCTTGCAGCCGCAGCCTACGCAGCGGTCGCATCTGAGGCCGGTAAGTCTGCCAAGAAACCACCAGCAGCACCGGCACGTTCTCCCGGAGTTGGTCGATCTGACTCAGGTCCATCACAGGCCATTCATTTGCATTTTGCTGGGAGCACAATAATTGGAAACGATAAGACCGCCGGTGAGCAGTTGGCTGGCATTATTGGTGAGCATACACAGTGGACTGACGGTGAATCCAAGTTCGAGGTCGCATAGATGTCTACGAGCTCATATCTACAGGGAAGGTTCGTTGTGCCGGTGAATTACACAATCCGGCTCATTGAGTCCACTGGAAGCAGCTTCCCGACCGTTGACATTGACCTGACTGCTGGCGAGGTTGTCTCAAGCGTTGACGCCTTGCTTGCAAGGTTCAATGCAGCCCTCACGGACTCACAGTTTGCGGTTGACAAGAGCACTGGGAAAATCGTTTGGACACCTGGCCCATCCATGTCAGCACTTGTGCACAATTTCGATCAGCACAGCACCGGGAACACGGTTGTTCGGGATTTCTTGGGCCAGACGGCAAATTTCGGGGGCGTCTCCGGCTCTTCCATGACCTTCCCAAACCCTCACGACGCAGGCTGGTATCCTGAACGAGACATAGAGGCTTTTCAAGTAAACGAGAGGTCCGTTCCAAGGTCGTCCAGACTGCTGGCTGATGGAACAGGCGAAACTCAATGGGGGCCTGAGAGCGATGTCGGCAGAGCGAAGTTCACCGCAACCCTGTTTTCCAGTTCTTTGTCTGAAAACGAATCGCTGGAAGACTTCTTTGACGCGGTAATGACGGGACACGGGGAGCCATTCTCGGTCACGATTGGCGAGTCTTCATATTCTGTCATCATGGATTCTGAACCATTTTCAATCCAATACCGCAGGGTGAGCGATAAGCTGGACACTCTTTGGAGGATTGGACTCCAGGGCTGGAGCGTGTAATGGCCTCAAGACTTGACCTATCGTGCAGATTCACGCCAGACAGAGACAGGCTGACCGTGAATTACAATAGCGCCGGCGACACGGTTGTCACGCTGAACGTGGATACTGTCAACGGGATGGAAATCGAGTACGATTGGCTGGCGATTTGCGGCCGTCTTCAGGATGCCCTGCGCGCACACGTTCACGCTTCGTTCGAGGTCACCCCTGACTTCACCGCAGAAACCGGGCTCCTCATTGAGGCAACGGACGCTTTCACGGTAACCTGGACACGCCCTGCGCTGCGTGACTTCCTTGGCTTCACTGGGAACCTATCCGGTTCAAACCGATATGGCGCGACCACACCGAGCTCAAAGGCGTTGTCCGTCACAGCAATGGACCGCACTCCGGAAATCATATACGCCACGAAAAAGAATGACAGGAAGTCTTCGTTGTATTTCGCGAAGCAAATGCGCTGGCGGTTTTCACTGAGGGTGACCGCGTCTGAACTACCTGGGTTGCGAGCGGTTTTGAATAACGCTCTGCGGGGAAGCCCGTTGACGATATACTGGAACACGGGCGTTCTATCCGCATGGACATGGAGCAATTTTACCGGGAAGACAAAATGTATATTGAGGGACGCCGTGTACGCTGAAACATGGCTAACATCCCCACACCAAACAATAGCCGACATTCAGCTGGAGGTTGATGTCATTGAGTGATTTCAAAAATGCAATAACCAAAGAGCAGGTCGGCATTCGATTCGCTGTCCAGATCTCTGGGATACCATACGTCTTCCTCAGCGACTCAATTCCAAATGGACCGGACGGGTCTGCCTGGGCCGCTCCAACGTCAAAGGGTTCCGCGTATACCTACCTCCCCAGCACAATTGACATGACACAAGCCCTCGGTGAGGTTGGCGCGGCTGTCGATAGGCGCAGCGGAAAGACCGCACCAGCGTCTCTTGGACTCACGCTCGTAGGGGAAAGCCTTTTATCTCTTTTCGCGCGGGAGAACAGCTCTTTACACGCGACAAACCTCACGGCTTCTGTGCCATACGACTCCGATGGAAACGGGGACATTCTCACGGTTGAAAGCACGGCAAATTTCGCGGGGAGTGGTTTTCTGTACATGGGTCGCGAGACAATAAAGTACACCACGAAGCCCGACGCCACGCACTTCGGTGACGCTGGAAACAAGTGCACGCGGGACATGTTTGGGATTCGCGGGGACCCGAGCGATGAATCTCATACCGACATCTATTTTGATTACAACGCCAACATCCCCAGCAAGGCTCCCAGGGTCATTGCGGATTATCCAAGAATCTGGAATGGGCGAATGATTTCTGTTCGGGCCTATTGCGTTGGTCTGGACGGTACGGCCTTTGATAGTGAGTTCGGTGGTTCATATTCCAGGGAAATCTTCAGAGGTATTATTCAGGATGAGCCAAAGCCCGACAAGACTTGGCAACGGTGGACAATCGATGCAAGGTCTATAGACTCTTCACTTCACACGAAAGTCGGTGGACAGCTTCCGTCGGCTAAATTGTTCTATCAGCCAAGTGACCATGAGCAGATATTTAAATTTCCTCCGCATTGGGATCACGACGACAATGGACCAGATTGGACGGGACAGCTTAACGGGAGCAATTTCCTTTATTGGATAAACGAGGACGTGAGGGACATTGTTTTTGACCTCTGGACGTTCTGGGACGCCGCCGATCCATTGGCCTCCTATAACAGTGAAACAGGATACACCACACATCGTTTTGAGGCCGGAACCGTTCAGCTGGACATGGGTCTCAAGAGTGGTGCTCAAATCATTGCAGACTTCAACGCGAAAACGAAAGCAGCCCTAGCGACAGTCAGTGCCGATGACAACCTGCGAATCAATTTGGTGCTGGCGAATCACCACGGGGAAACGAAAGACAATTATGTCGTCGTCGCGGCACAGCCTGGGTCATACTGCAAAGTCACAATGCGCTATGACAGTCCAAACAATTTTGGGAAGCTGTTCGGGTTAAAAGGAAACCGACAGCATTGGTGCAGGGCCAGTCCAGGCAAGGTCAAAAAGAAGGCGAAGGGAGAGGTAGCAGACACAGAGGGCCAGATGGTTGGCTATATCAGCGCACACCAAGACACGATCCCATTCTGGTTCCCAGATACGGCGGGGATTCAATCGGAAGTAATTCCCGCCAGCGGATACGCACGTCTAGGCGAAGACGAGATTATCAAGTACGCCGCAATTCAAGCAACGGGCTCACCGTATGCTGGCAACGACGCAAGCCTTGGAATGTATATCATGACGGGCGTAACGCGAGGTGCGTGCGGTACCACGGCAAGATCACATGAGCTTCGAGTGGACCTTGCTCAGTGGTCTGCCCTGGGTGAGCGAGCAAAGATACAGTTCGGACATGGAATGGAGGGCGTTTCAATCTTTGATGCAATACTTCAACTCTGTGTATCAACCGGCTCAGGTCATCACGGCTCTTATGATGTTCTTCCAAAGGGCTGGGCGCCCCCAATAAGCCCCCTGGACATTGATATTGCTGAGATCGAATCAATAAGGGACTCGACATTCAGCCCTCACACGGTGGACCTTTTCGTGTCTAAACCGTTGGACCTAATGAAGAGGATCACTGAATGGCTGGCACCGCTCGGCCTGTACCTCACGGCGAAGACGAATGATGAGGGAAAATACCTGGTCACGATGGTTCGGATATTGCCGGCGCTGGAGGGTGACGTCGGAGAAAATGTCTTGTCACATGATGACTTTGACATGTACCGCCCAGCAAAGGCTGAGTCTGGAATCAAGCGAGTGGTGAACCAGATAAATGCACAGGTTGGATGGGACATTGTTAAGGAAGCTCACGACGAAAAAATGAAGGTGATTGCAACGGACGACGATTCATTAATTGACTTCGGACGTCGGCGCGAAATCACTTGGAAATTCCCAGGCTTTAGATGGTCCATAGGAACGGCCATTCAATACGTGACCAACATGGCATCAAAGGCTTTCCGTCGATTTGGTAGGCCGTATGATGTTTTGAAGCTGAATGTCTCACGAGCAAAGGGATGGAACATTCAGAGCGGCGACACGGTACAAATCAGCCTCCCCAACTATCCGACCAGAGAGGGAACAAGGGGATTCAGTTATCGGAACGCGGTGGTTCTAAGGGCCAATCATTCCTACTGGAAACCCGGTGACTCAGTTGGCTCTGAAATTACGGTGGCAGTTGAAGACCAATACAGGGCAACGACATACTGTCCATCCGCAGCCATTTCAAATGTTGCAGGCACGACAATAACACTCTCTGACGCCGATGCGTACACCAAGGACAGCGACAAAGAAATTCACCACTTCAGCGACGGCATGATAGTCTACATCTACAACGAGGGAGACTATGGAAGTGGAGTGGACAAGCGAACACTGTCAAACAAGAATGAAGGTGCTGGCACGTTCACCATTTCATCTGGCCTGTCCATAACACCTGGAGCGAGGACGATCATGATCTTTGCTGGACATGATGATGGAGCCACTACAGAGCAGAAGTCACATGCCTATATCGGCAGCAGCGCAACTCCGTCTGAATTATCAGGCTCAACCGAATCATTTAAATACGCATGAGCATTCCGAACCCGACAGCATTCTCACCCATTCCCACGATTGGAATGACGAGCGGACATTCAATAAACACGACCACAGAACTCCAGCTCGCTGAGAACATCAACTTCGCCCAGAGATACGTGAACCCTCCAATCGTTTGCAATCTCTTTAATTCCGACGCGCCTGGAACAAACCCGTTCGACCACGGTTCATTGATTGTGAATAAATACCACGCCTCGGACAATCAGGTTTTCGCCTCATGGCGTACACATGTGAACAAGGACGTGAACCAGTTCAAGATTGAATTCTATGCTGGCCACAATGTGGCAACGGTAGGCGGTGAGGTTTATGTTGAGTTCAAGCTATCAGGGGGAGCCTCGCTGGGAAGCGTGACCATTGATACATCTGGATCGCCAGCAATGACCCTCCACACCATCACCAGCGGAGTCGTTTCACCGGCTCACGACCGCGACACCATAGAGCTTCACGCAAGGTGTACCACCAACATGAACGCTGGTGATGCTGTCCTGTGTGTTTCAACCGTAACGATCACAGCGGTTCCCCAAACAATCACGTCCACTCCAACGGACTACAATTTCCTCACCCATGACACAACCGAACTGCTGGCAAACAAGGCCCTGTCAGTAAGCCATCGCCGCAGGCAAATCGCGAACCTTGAACTCATACGGAAAAAGAGAACGGAGTCCCTGGTCACATTCAGTGACGACTACGGGCTGAGGGCGAACTATGAGGCATACTTCAACGATTCAAATGAATTTGTAACAGTGGCGCAGATTCCGTTCACATCGGGACACGGGCAGACAAGACTGTCATGGTCTGTTCTCGGCTACAGAAAAGGAAGTAGCGGAACAATTCGCCTGTCTACCAAGTACATGGAGGCGGGGCTAGGAACAGCCGCATATCAAGACGCAACCCTCGCTTCGGGATGGACCCTTGGCGCAAGCCTTCCAGCAAGCTGGATAGACAACGGTGGTTCTGCTGCGCTGGAATGTTACGAGCGCAGCGAGGACAGAATACTCGTACAGATAAAAGGTGACGGAAGTTCTCGTGCGCTACTCATGGGTCTTTGCATTTGGTTCGTGGAGGCGTAATGAAATATCCACCAAAGAACTTTGACCCACTCGCCCCCAACATAAACAACGGCGATCCAGCTCACTCAGAGCACGCGCAATTCATCGACGCCTACACGACGTGGCTCGTTGCCGGCAGACGGCAAATGACTCCAGTCATGATGCATAAGAAGCTCTTCGACAGTGGCTCCGATGAATACCACTTGATGGTGCCTGTCCCATCCTACACAACGCACGTCGGGTTTGATTTTCTTATCACCGGCGCGGGGACTGTAACCGTGACATCAGCTGAGGACGCTCACAATGCACAAATGACAGTGGAGGGGTATTACGATGCGGCGCACTCGTACATTAATGCTCAAGTCTACAGCTTCTGTGAACCGAAGACCGTTGGTGCAGATAATGTGAACAGAGCCCTCAAGGTAACAAAGTCATCAACCCCGAAAACGGTGCTGTTCAAAATACTTTTGGACAATGCATCAGGGGAGTCTATTAAATGTCATCAATTCTGGTTCTATCCGATACCGTATAATCATTTCGAAGGGGAACTCTAATGAACTATCCAACAAATCTCAACACGTCATTGCTATCTGGTGACGGCGAAGGCGGCGGCGCACCTCATTACAACGGGAACGTCGTGGTAACAAACTCATCGGCCTGGAACAAACACTATTTCCAAATCTACCTTGAAGGAACGGGGACAGTGGACATCCAGGTTTCAGTTGATGGAACCAATTATGGCTCACCTCCGAACATTCAAATGACTGGCTCAGGCGGTAACCAATTGACAGCAAGCGGAGGGTTCTACCTCGAGGGCGTTTGGCCTTATATCAAGCTGACGGTTACGGACTCCGCCGACGCTGTTTCAATTCAAATGATACAGAGCGACCCGGCGCTAGAGGCACGCGGAGATGCCAGTTGAGCACTAACAAACCAAGAACCAGATCTGGCCAGAAGGCGAAATACTATTGCGAGCGAGCAAACATTTCTCTTCCTATGCTGGGAATATCAACATGGGATGACAGGTCTGGACTGAAGTCTGTGCAGGAGCAATTGCCTGCGTATGACTCAGTGATTGACGGCCTGTTCTATTCCAAGAGCGTTGCTGCATTTGTGAAGAAGTATCAGCATCATTTAATTGTTGATGACCAGCTCATCGAGGCGCCCGGCGTACAGGTTGTCAACTTCCTTAACGGGAACTGTCATCGGTTCAAGTCCAAGCGGCGCATAGAACCCACCGAAATCGTCATCCACGAATCGGTCACCTACGGATGGGAGAAAACGGTTGCCATTCTTAGGCGACGGCATCTTGGTGTTCATTTGATCGCGCACGAGGACGGGACCGTAACACAGCACGCTGATCTGTGCGACCGCATGATTCACGCGGGGGCTCATAACAGCCACAGTATTGGACTTGAGTGTCAGAACGTGTACTACCACCATCTTGCGCCGGAAAGACCGTGGATCGCCGCTAAATGGGCTCACAAGGGGAAATATGTTCTGCCGACTGGCAAGATACTAGAGACGGTTCCAAAGTTGGTTCGGTTGATATGCGATGCGCTTCCGTCAATTCCGATGAAATTTGCTGGCGAAAAAGATGATGGAACGATACACATGAGCCGCTATCCAAACAGGAAACCGTCTCCTGGCATCTGGGCTCATTCTGGATTTGGACATGCTGACGGTTCATATATAGTCTCCAAGATGAAGGAAGTATTCGATGAAATGGATTGCTAAATACTGGCCGGTACTCAGCGGCTGTGCGCTGGTCGTGGTTTTCGTTGCTCAAAGCATTTGGAACACCTCCGCAATGCGGACGGAGCTAATTCACACGGTTGAAGACGCTAAGAAAGACAGACAACGCCTTCACGCCGAGGACCAAATTCTTCACAAGCGAGTGGACCTTGTTCGTGATAAGGTGTACCCACTTGAAAAAACAATGATAAGAATTGAGACACAGCAATCGGCCATCCAGTCCGGCGTTGATAAGCTGGACAAAAAAATGACCCGTCTACTACAAAGGAGCACCCCATGAAAAACCCTCTAGCATCAAAATCCATTTGGTTCGGTGTAATGGTCACGGCACTTGGAGTCTTTGAGTACCTGGAGAAGGTGCCAGAAGTTCCCCGATGGGCCATGATATGCATCGGTGCAGTCATTGTTGCCCTGAGAATGATGACCACACAACCCGTCCTTGGAGGTAAGAAAGAAAGAAACCGAGACGAGAAGGGGCGGTTCGTATCAAGCGCAATTCTATTTTCGTTGCTTGTCTCAGGTTGCTCCACGCTCTCGGTGTCCGCAAAGAAGACCGCTGACTGCAAATTCAAGGTCACAGCACCCCATGAAATTCGGTGCACTGTGGACGGAACCGAGACCTATACGCAGACAGGACCCATGTCGCTCGACGTGAAAAACTGTTGCAAGTGTGAGGAATAATGAGTGAAGAAAAAAAAGCACTTGATGATGCCCTTGTTACACTGCTCGATGCTGGGACTGCAGTTGGCATGTCTGCTATTCCAATCACTGTACCAGCGGAAATCAAATCACTAGCGCAGGCGGCGTTATCGCGGGGACTTCTTTGGCTTGTTCGCCAGATTGAGCCCAGCCAGCTCAAGGTGATTGTTGAAAATGGGGCCAAGGCCAGCATTGAAATTAAGTGGGACGAGGACGACGAACTCTAGAACGGAATGTCCTCGTCATCAAAACGGGTTCCCTCCATGCCCTTCCCGACTGGGTTGAGGATGGTCATTGTTGAGACGTTCACGGTGACGACGTTCTTCTTCTGGCCGTTCTTGTCCTCGTAGGAGTCACCCTCCCACTTCCCAGAGATTGCCAGCATGGTTCCCTCGCTGAGTGCGCCAATGCTGTCAGCTTTCTCATTCCACGCCTTGCACCGGATCCACTCCCATTTGTCGAACGGTCCGTTTTTTCCGACGCGCATTTCCGTTGTCTTTACTGTGAAGTTCGCCACTCTCCAGGTTTCCGACTTGTTTACCTTTGGAGGTCCGTCCAGAATTCCTACTAGCGTCACGATTGGACTCATAATGCTCCTTGATGATTTTGTAATTTTCATTCTTCCCGCGCAGTTCAATTCGACCTGGCAATCGCTCCGACCTATCGCCAGCAACGAAGCTGCCCAATTCATCCGCATACAGAACCCGTGTGCCGTTGTTTATGTCGGCGAATAGGATTGTGTGAGCGAAGTTCTGAACCGTGTCTCTGCACCTTGACAGGGCTCTTGGCATTTTTAGCTCGAGGCGGGACGGTTCATTGTCTTTTGATATGTCCTGAGCCCTTCCAAGCATCCATACACCGAGCCCGAGTGAGCCAAGCTGCTCAAGGCGTGCCCTGAAACCCTCCTCAACCTCACCGGCACCTCTGTGCCAATTGTCTGAGATGGCCATTCCTGGGTTTCTGCCCATCCAGTGATCTCTACAGAGCGCAGCAAGGCCGTCGATGGTGTCAATTGCAACGGTTTCAAACCCCTGCTTGTCCTCCTTGAGCGACTTTATTATTTCAACAAATTCAACCCAGGTATTTATTCGGACATTGAATGTCTCGTAATAGTCAGCACCATCCTCGGTCAGGATGAGTAGGCATTTTGGAATCTGGCTGACGGTCTTGGTTTTCCCAAATCGGTTTGACCTGCTATAAAGAAGAACGCGAGTGTGAGCCAAATCGTGGACACGCTGGACGGGTTTCTTTGGTAATTTCATGGACATAAATCCTCAAGCGTGCATTTTAAGACTGACGCAACGCGGCGGAGATAAAGCGCCCGAATCGTCTCCGGACGCTTTATCCAATTTCGGGCCGTCGATTCCGAAATGCCGCAGACGATGACCAGTCTGGCCCTCGTCTCTCTGTCAGCCTTTCCTTCAAAAGGAGCGAATTTTTGAATAGGCATGTTCTTCTGTGTAGAAAATTGCACAGAATTTGTCAAGCACTGGGGGTCAAATGGGCTGCATAACCTGTCACACATGTGGAACGTGCGGTAATTTTACAGTCTGCTACAATTGCGACACTCCAGTCCAATCTCGGATGCCCTGGGAGCGCAAGAGGTTGAATGACCCGGTCCAAAGGGGTCGTCTGGTGTTTGATGAGGTTGTGACATCATTGGTGGAGGGATTGGTGAATGACAGCTCGGGGAAGGAAGCCGAATGAATGGAAGGATTGGCATACCCTCTGGGTCGTCATTGCATGGTTTCCCAGGCAAGAGACACCGAAAATTCTACATAACGGGGACAGCCCTGCGGTTCTCACACATTCATCTAAGGAGTCAGCTCAACTCAGGGCGATGCGTCTGGCCGCTGAGTGGACTAAAGAGTTTGGAAGGGGCATTCCTGGTCCAAAGACCCGGCCAACGGCTCGGTTCAGGGTCGCTCCCTTGTACGTCGGGCTCTCCACTTGGGACGATGCCGCAGAGTCACAGGTCCTCGGTTGACTGCTCAATCTGGTGGCTATTATGAATTTTCATTCTGGGGGTAATTTGGAGAAAAAAAAGACGGGGATGCGCTATTGCACGCGGCGTCTGGAGTTTGATTCGGCTCACAGGGTAATGCTACACGAGAGCAAGTGTAAGAACCTTCACGGCCACAGGTACGTTGTTGAAATAACAGCCGCAGCCCCTCAGCTGGATGATCTAGGAAGGGTCGTCGATTTCAGTGTCATCAAAAAGATTGTCGGTGGTTACATTGACAGACACTGGGACCACGGGACAATTGCCCATCAAGACGACTTTGATCTGATAGATCTATGCGCTGAAAAGAACTGGAAATTGTTCACAATGTTCGACAACCCGACAGCAGAAAACATGGCCCGAGCCCTCTATGCAATCTCTAACAAGCTGCTGGCGGATTGCGGAGTTGAAGTGGTTCACGTCAGGCTGTACGAAACGCCCAATTGCTGGGCCGATTACTCTGAGTAGGTGTTGGAAGTGAAAAGATACAAGGTCAAAGAACTGTTTCTCACGGTTCAAGGTGAGGGTCATTGGTCCGGCACACCGGCCATCCTTCTTCGTCTATCGGGCTGCAATCTCTGGTCTGGGCTAGATGAGCAGCGGGAGCGGGATTCAAAAAGAAACAACGCCATCTGTCCCCTATTTTGCGATACAGATTTCGTCGGCGGTGCCAAGCTAACAGCCGAGGACATTGTTGAGCGCATTGAAAGTGCCTTGGAAGGTTCACCTTTCCCGCCTCTGTGCTTTGTTACCGGTGGTGAACCGTTGCTTCAGGTCGACCAGGACCTTCACGACACTCTGTGTGAGCTGTTCGAGGTCGTGGCGTTTGAAACAAATGGAACCAGGGACCTGCCATTCGTGCCAACCTCACAGACCTGGATCACTGTCTCACCGAAGACGCCAGTGGATTCAATGGGGTCTTCTTTCTTCAATTGCAGCGAATTGAAGGTTGTCTTCCCAGAGTACAACCCATTGCCATACGAAAAGAGGCTAAACGAAAAGGGTGCTAATCCCGCTCTCTGGGTTCAGCCATGCGATGGCACCTATGGCTCAACCGGAGCCGCCCTTCACTTTATATACGAAAACCCAAAATGGCGTCTGAGCGTTCAGACGCACAAGATGATCGGAGTACGATGATGGATGATAACGCTGCGGTGGTTCTCCTGAGCGGAGGGCAAGATTCGACAACCTGTCTCTTCTGGGCGAAGAAAAAGTTCAAGAAGGTCCACGCACTTTCAATCGCCTACGGACAACGGCACGCCGTTGAGATAGATGCTGCGGGTAATGTGGCGGCGATGGCTCAAGTAACGTATGAGCACATTGACCTCAACAAGGTTCTGACAGGCACATCCCCTTTGATTTCTGACAATCCGGTCGGGCAATACGAAAACGCCGAGAGCCTACCGGGAGGAATTGAGCCGACGTTCGTTCCCGCCCGTAACATCCTATTCCTCACCATTGCCGCAAACAGAGCGGCGTCAATTGGTGCGCTGAATCTTGTCACGGGCGTCTGTGAGGAAGATTTCGGTGGATACCCCGACTGTCGTCGCGAGTTCATTGACGCAATGGAGGAGGCTTTAAGCCTTGGCATCACCGGCAACTCGGGACATTTCAAGGTTCATACGCCCCTGATGAACCTGTCCAAAGCAGAGAGCGTCAAAATGGCGTTGAATCTGGATGGTTGTATGGAGGCGATGGCCTATTCTCACACATGCTATAACGGACAGGTTCCTCCGTGCGGTAAGTGTCACGCATGTCTTTTGAGGGCACGAGGGTTTGAAAAGGTCGGTATTGAAGACCCGTTGCTAGTGAGGCTTGAGCATGTGTAACAAGCACGAACAGGTTGAAGAGGCTGTTGGAATGCTCCTCAAGGCAATGGGGCGGGATCCGAAAACCGACATCGGTATAGAGGAAACGCCGGCAAGGGTTGCGAGGATGTTTACCGAGTTTGAGTCCAAGAAAGATTTCAAATTCAGCACATTCCCAGCCAATGGAACAGACCAGATGGTCGTGGTTAGCGGGATCCAGTTCTATTCATTTTGTGAGCATCACCTCCTACCCTTCCACGGCGTTGCCGCAATTGGTTATATTCCGAATCCCGAGGGGCAGATTTGTGGGTTGAGCAAGCTGGCCCGAGTCGTTGATATGTTTGCGCTCCAGCCGCAGACTCAGGAGTATCTCACAAATCAAGTCGCCGAGTTCCTCGAGGATAAGCTGGGCGCAAAGGGCGTTGGAGTGCTAATGAGGGCCGAGCATCTGTGCATGTCCATGCGCGGCGTTCGCAAGCCTGGGAGCTTCACAACGACCAGTTCACTCAGGGGCGTTCTTATGGAAAAGCCCGAGGCAAGAGATGAGTTTCTCACCATAGCAAGGGGAATGTGATGTTAGCAGTTGAGGGTGATGTGGACCGAATTTGGTCCGGTGCTGATGAGCTGGAAACAATGCTCGTTCCTGTTTCTGAGATTTCAATAGACAATGAGAACTCCAGACGTCACGACAAGCGCAGTATCAACTCTATCGCCTCGTCATTACGGGAATTCGGTCAACAGAAGCCCATCGTTTTGAGCGGTGGAACGGTGATTGCTGGAAATGGAACAGTGACCGCCATAACCGAATCACTTGGCTGGACTCATGTTGCCGCAGTGAAGTTCAAGGCCCCGAACGGTGACCAGAAAATCAAGGCCAAGGGATACAAAATTGCCGACAACAGAACGGCCGAGCTCTCAGAGTGGGACCTGCAACGTCTAGGTGAGGAGCTGGGTGAGTTGGTCGGTAAACTAGACCTCACTGACCTTGGATGGCTGGACTACGAGGTTGAGCCATTGCTGAGTGCCGAGTGGGAGCCGCCAGAGGTTGAGCCCCTTGATGATTTTGGGCGGGATGGTGAAGGGGATCCTTCGGACGAAACCTCGGAGGCTCATTCGCTGGCTTTGTCCGGTGTCGAATATGAGGTGCTTAAAACGGCATTTGACCGGATACGGCAAAACGACAAGAGAATCGTCACAATGGGCGATGCAATTCTATACCTCTGTGAGTTCTACGCCGCTCAGGGAGGGTGATTTTATGGCTAAGAAGCGCGTAGATGCGCCAAATTTCGACGGAAGCGGTGCAATAGGTACCACGGGGACCCCGACGGTAAGACTCGCGCATGTTGGCCCTCCTAAGGCGATTCAAAAGGCATTGAGTGATCCCGACAAGATGCCGGCGCTTCTCTGCTCGTATTACTATCTCAAGGTCTTCCTGAAAAACCGTCACCTCTATCAATTCAGGGACTGGGTGATGGATAGCGGTGCATTTTCCGCTCATAACAGCGGCAAGGTCATTGACCTGCAACAGTACATTGACACATGTCTACAGCTCATGGAAACCGACGAAAAATTGACCGAAATTTTCGCCCTGGATGTGATTGGGGATCACGAGGCCACTCTGAAAAATACAGAGGAAATGCATAGGCAAGGGGTTCCAGCGATTCCCTGTTATCACGCAGGAGAGCCCGAAGAGTATCTAATGCACATCGCCAAGGAGTACGACAAAATAGCACTCGGAGGCGTTGCAAGGGTGCGGGATACGAAGAGAAGAATCAAATGGGCAGAGCAATGCTTTGCTCGGGTTTGGCCGAAGAAAATACACGGGTTCGGGTTCGGGCTGAAGTCCGATGCTCTCGCCCTGCCGTGGCACAGCGTTGATGCGTCGTCATGGGAGCTGGGGCCAACGGCATTCGGAACCTGGAGTGGGTACAGCAGCCAAGGCAAGGGCCAGTATCTACCGGTGCGAGGTAGCGAGCACAATCTAAAGATTGAGATCGACAGATACCTGAAAATCGAGAGGCAGGCGCGAATCAAGTGGAAGAGCAGGATGCAGGACCTCGGCCCTGACAGTGGAGGTGTATCTTGCCGACTTGCGTGCATTTCAAAAAGAGTGACAAAGGCCCTCTCATAATGGCCGCATTAAGCAGAGACAAGTATGAGCTTCTCTGGAGCCTTTATGAGCAGCGACAAGACGCTCGCCACGTTGCGAAGGAATCCGGCGTGGGCCAAAAGACGGTCGAAAAGTACATCGAGGAAGGGGACCCGTCTCGCGGTCTACTACCACTCAAAAGCAGGCTAGAAAAACCCCAGCCCAGAAGATCCGGGACTGTTGATGCTGAGATTGAAAGAATACGTGCTGAGACGCTCAAGGCGTGCAGAATCACGAAGATGGTGGCGACGCGGCAATTGGCCAAAATTGCACAGGACCCAGATGGCGACTTAAAGGACCCGGTAAAAGCCCTCATAGAGGTTTCAAAGATAGAGCACCAGATAGACGGTGATTCGGTGGAGTCCACGGTAAGAAAAAACGCTTTCAAGGCCCTCTGTGATTTGTATGATTGCGCTGATTCTTTGTTAAGTGACGGCCTTGAATGGCAGGCCACGCAAGACACGCCAGAGACATTCACCTTCAGCCACGGCACGTTGAAATGTGTCGGCGTCAAAGACAGCCACATTGAGGAAATGCGCCAAAAAATGGAAGCCGCTGGATCTTTGTTGCAGCAATTGAAGTCCATTGAAACCGTGTGAGCCAGTATAAGGCCAAGCCACGCCCTAGTTCTTGCTAAATATGGCCACTGCGTTGTATTTTGACTCATGAGCGAGCAAATCATTTCAAGCCTGCTGGATTTTGGTGCGCTCGGGATATTCGCTGGGTTCCTCATTTGGCAGCACATGGGCATGCAGAAGCGAATGGACAAGCTCATAGACGGCTTTCATGACGAGCTGAAGCGCATTGACGAGAGCTTCGATGCCAGGGCCGAGCTAATCCGAGAACGATACGAGTCGGTGATTACGTCCATTCGGCGTGAGAAAAGTGCGGAGCGTGACAAGATGCAGGACAGAATATCAGAGCTTCAGCGCGACCTTCTAAGCCGAGAGCGGCAGTCCCTTATGAACATAAAGCTAGACCGGGACCGTTGAACATGGGGTTTCACGATTCGCGCATTCTTTGATATGCTTCTCGTTAGCAAAACCACAGGAGAAACCAAATGCCAAGCCAATTGCAAAGCAATGAGGACCACATCAAAGCACTCCAGAAACGGGTTTATGACCTGGAAAAGGAGCTTGCAGCCCTCAAGCCCAAGAAGAAAAAGACCGTTAAATCGGGCTCATAGTTGGGCAAGCTATCACGAAACAAGGGTGCTGGATTTGAACGGTTCGTCGTCAATTACTTCCGCGATGAGACGCCAGTGCCGAACGATAAGATCAAAAGAGGGTTCCAGGCACGGGGCGGTGTCGAGTGCCCTGATGTGGATGTGTCTGGTGTGCTCTGGATAGAATGCAAACGACACAAAATGCCGAACATCCGAAAGGCATTACAGCAGGCCGTCGAGGACAGTCCTGCGGGTCGGTTCCCCGTTGCAATCACCAGGGCAGATCGGGACAAGCTCGGTGCGCTGGTCACCTTGCAATTGGACGATTTTGCTGAAATCTTCAATGGCTTTTGGGAGAGTATAAGCGGTGAAACCCTGTAAAGAGCGAGGCCACAAGATAGCCCCGTGGCCTCGCTCATCTGTCATCAATTTCGCGTCAATTCTGCGCCGCATCTACACGCAAGGGCCGACCATCCTCTCAGGGACATGTTGAACCACGTGTGACCACACAGAGGGCAGCGCACAGTAGCAATGCGGTTGAGGGTTCGCACGTCTTCAATAGTACCCGTTGAAGAGATATTGCTTATCTTCGCCTTGACCACTGGTCTTGCATCGCCAGGGGGGTTGCATTCGGCCATTGTAACAGCCTCCTCGAGCGCGTGAACCATTGACCGGTCAATGCTGTCAATTGACGGCAATTCGCCAGGGGTAAGACGCCATTGAATTCCATCTTCAATCAACCGTTTAGCCGCATCCAGGGCGTCTTCAAGTCGTTTCACATACTGGGGATAGCCGTCCATTGATAGTTTCCTCTTAATCATTTGGCACCTCCTGGAGGGAGAGCGCGATTCTCTTTTCGTTGTACTCACGGTGACGATCCGAGTCCGGTCCACACGCCGGACAGTCTTCTTCCTCGAACTCAATCCCAACGGGCTCAGGCGCCGGAATGTTCATGTTTTCGCGGACAACCTGGGAGAGCTGGGCCGTGTGACGTATTGACCCAGATGTTCCACAGTCGACGCACCTCCAGAAAATGCCTCCTGAGCGCACAGTTTCATTATGAAGTTTCACCTCGCGGTCGCACGGGTCACAGAGACCAGACGGGATCTTTATACCCTCGGGAACCCTGCCAAGCGGTTTCAAATTGCGCCAAACGTCGCCGCAGTCAGGGCAATTCCACTCCCTGTGTCTACCGATGGTCTTGTGACCACATAAGCACTGGTACATCATGTCATTTGAACCGAGGAGAATGACCTCCCCATTGTCTTCACCACACCGAACGCACTGGCCAAGCCTCGCGTTCAAACCCTTTTCACTGTCTAGATTGATGTTTGCAGGCATCTCTATTTTCCTTTCTAGCACCCGTCAGGCGTGCATTGTTTTTCCATGATTTCATTAAACCTTCTGAAGTAGCCCCTTGTGACCTTTGTGTGGTGATACCACTTCCCATTCTTGCGGCACCGGTGACCGCAATTGTACGCGACAGCCGCGTGCTCTCTACCGGCCTTGATAAGGAGGTGTCGCCACAGAAGACCGGCCATTACAGACGAGAAGTGAGGGTCGAACAGGTCCTTTTTTCTGCATCTCGGGTACAACCCTCGGCAGGTCCCGACATTCATTTGCCACATTCCAAAAGAATGACATTTCCCCTCCCTGCAGTCACCGGCAGCATCGTGCCGGCCCCTTGATTCCACCATGATGACGGCGTCTAGGAAATGCGGTGAGATATTCGCGATTTTTCCCGCCAACTCAGCCGCCGCTGATGGGGGACATTCCGCGTTGACGGGGGATTCATATTCAGGAATTGGTGGATGGCTGACAAGTAGAGTCAGCGCCACAGATATTGACAGCATGTTATCTCCTCCAGACGATGAATCCACCGTCTTTTGATTCATGAAAAAAGAAGTCTTCCTCGAGTTCCCTTGCAACACCGGACCAGTCAATATGGTACGCAAGGTGCTCAGGAATCCCAATGAGACAGCCCTGCTCCTGATAGAAGTCATGTGCGAAGTCTGAGACCTTCTTGCAATAGCCATAGTAGCCATCGTTGATAGCATCCTGAATGGCAGGGAGGTCGATACCGCTCGGACTCAAGTGGTGGCCAATCGCGATGTCTACCAGCTCAAACCCGAACTCCTCCACGGCCTCAGCGCGACACAAAATGCCCTCAATATCAGCATTCTCACCGATACCGAGGTCAGTGTCCTCGTAGTCATGAATAGCCACCTCGTCCGCGCCGGATGTTACCCGTTTGACCTCTTTTGCGAGCCCTTCCTGGTCTCCAACGAAGTCCATTACATCTACCCAGCCTCCAACGAGCTTTCCTTCGCTATACGCGCCCAAATTGGCGAAATACAGATTCCAGATGTTAGTACCGTTTATCACAGGACGCCTCCATTTCTTGCATCAGGTTTTCAAAATCGCCCATTGTTTTGATGCTGTCGCAGCATTTGATGAACAAGCTGCCGATTTCACGGTAGTTCATTTCGTAGTTGAACCTGAGCTTCATCAGGATGTTGTCAATCTCAACAAGCATCTGACCGTTTGTTTCATACTGGGCGACCAACCCTGGCAGCCTCTTTTCAATGTCTTGCATTTCATTCTCCTTAATTGTGCCACGTTTTGTCGTCAGCACCCGACGGTGAAACCTCATAGGTGCTGCTCCATTTTGTATCCGCGTCAACGCGGTAGAATTTTCCACTCCCTTCTCTTTGTTTTTCAATGCCAAGCGACGTCATACGACGCCCAAATTTCGTCACGCTCACAGGTCTGTGATGGTACGACTGACACCATGCCAAGTATCGCTCATAGAGCAGTGATGCCTTGATACCAATGGGGTCAAATTTCCATTTCCCTTTGTCGTCCTGAATAATGATGTCCGTCGAAAATGCTGAAACGCTGTCCGATTCGCCCAGCCACTCCGATTTGAGCTGCTCGCTGGCAGTCGGTATGGTGTAGCCTTTGTTCTTCAGCACATGGCGCAAGCCATCCAACGCCCACTTGAAGACCCCTGGCATTTCGGTCTCGATTATCTTTCGGGCTAGGTTTGGATCCCTCTTGGACTGGGCAATCGTCACGGTCCAGGGGATGGGAAGAAATCTCCTCCAGAACCCAGGGGTTGAATCCCTAGTGGAAAACAGCTCGTTGGCAGCGAAAATGTGTCCGCACCTGGGGCGCATTGTAAAGGGTTGGCGGTAGGGAAGACGGGCGACAATGGGGTCGCCTGATACGACTGCCTTGAACCTGTCTGTCCGGCTTATCTCGACCGATGTT